TTGACGTCAATGTTCTTCTCGCCCGGCAGGTTCTCGATCAAGTCGGCAAGATGCTGAATCGCCTGCGTGAGCTTGTCGGTCGACTTGTCGAGCGGCGACTGGTTCGCGTTGAAATTGAAGTCAGCGAGCGTCGATAGTTTGTCGCCGTTCTGGTCGACGAGTAGACCCATCTCGGTCATCTTTTCGAGCAGCGGTCGCATTGACTCGGGCACGGTGCCGCCGAACTCGACGCTTTTGTTCAGAAGCTCTTGAACCTTCGGCGCCATCGCCTTGATGACGTTCGTCGTGTTCGCGCCGGCATCACTCAGCTGTCGAAAGTCGTCGGCGTACTGAAACGACAGCTTGTCGAGGTTCGCTTGCTGGAACTTCGGACCGAGATCGCCGAGGCTCAGCCCGTACGTCGAGGCTTTCTCGGTCAGCTTGTCGAAGTCAGGACCGCCCTGATCGAGCAGCTGCCGGATCGAGTCGCGTTGCGCGTCGGTTAACCCTTTCGCGTTCGCGAGCGTTTCGAGCATCGGCTGCAGCGACGCCGGCACGGTGCCGCCCATCGCTGAGAGCGCACCGCTGACGCCGTCGATCCCGGCCTGAATGTCAGCCATCTGCTGCTTTTGCTGCGCGAGGGCGGCGTTAATTTGATCGATCGCGTTCTTGTACGCGGTCGGGTTCGCGGTATTCCAGAGCTGCTGAGTGACTTGCTCAGCCTCTTGCGCGGTGCGGCCTGTAGCCAGGAAGGCGTCGCGGACGGCGATCGTCGTCATCGCCCACTGCTTGCCCTGCGCTTCAGCTTTCTGCTGCAGCGTCAGCATGCCGGCGAGCTGCTGCTCAAACGCTTGCACCGTCTTGCGCCCTTCGAGTTCAGCGGCAGACGGACCGCCAAACAGCTTTTTCACGCCGCCCCAGAGCGCTTCGAGGGCCGGTCCGATCAGCGCGCCGACACCGGGGATCGCCGCGCCGAGCGCGCCGCCGATCGTGTCGCCGAAGACCTTCGACAGTCCCTTCGTCGCCGCCTTCGTCGCGCCGGCAAACGCGCCGTCAGGACCGAAGAGCGAGCCGCCGAGATCGGCACCGACCGCCTTGAGCGCGCCGCCGATCCCGCCGCCGCCCGTGAACGCTGCCATCAGCTGCGACGGCAGCGTGCTGAGCGAACTTCTGATCGCTTCGCCGAACGATAGCGAGACCTTCGCCGCTTCTTGTACTGGACCGACGAACTGATGCTGGATGTCGGGACCGAGGTCCTTGACTTGCGTTCCGATTTTGTCCAAACCGTCGGACATCCCCTTGAAGCCGAACACCGCGACGTGCGCCGACTGCTCGACTTTGTCGACTTCAGCACGCAGCTCGATCGACCGTCTCACGAAGGCGAGTTCGCGATCGTCGGTCTGACCGACCGACTTGGTCAGCCCAAAAAATCCGGCTTCGAGTTCGTGCACTTTGTCGGTGTTCTTCTTCAGCTCGTCACCATGCTTCTTAGCGGCCTCGGCGGCTTTCTTATGCGCCTCGATCGAGTCGTGCGCCGAGTCGGTCAGTTCTTTCTCGGCGAGCGCGGCAGTGTTGAATGCGCTCGTGAGATCCGGCCCCGACGCCGCCATGCTGTCGACGGTCTGCTTCCACTTCTCGCGCAGCGCATCGGGTGCGTGCGCGGCGTCGTACGCTTTCTGCTTCAGCTCGTCGATCTTTTTCTTCGCGTCTTCGATCGCGTTCACGTTGATCGGCGCCTGCACTTTGCCGCGCAGCACGTCGAACGCCGCCGACGTGTAGTCGATCGCGAGCTTCGCCTTGTCGAATACGCCACCGATGCCGGACCAGTCGATGACGACGGTCTTGATCGCCGAGCCGAGCGTGCCGATCCAGCTGACGAGCAGCGAGAGCGCGGGGATCAGTTCTTTGCCGACTTCAATCGTGAGTTCGTGCATATGCAGTTCGAGCGACTTCACGGCGAACGAGAGGTCCTCGGCCTGCCGCGCTTCTTCCTCGGTCCACGGCTGAATGTCGGCGGTTAGCTCCATCGTCTTCGCGAGATCGGCGAGGTTCGCGGCGACGTCGCGGTACCCCTTGCCGAGCACCGCGGTGCCGGCAGCAGCGCGCTGCGTCGGGTCGTCGATGCTCTGCAGCCCCATCACGACGAGTTCGAGGTATTTGTCGGGGCCGGCCGCTTTGAGTTCTTCCGTCGACAGCGACATCGCGTGCAGACCCTCTTCGAACTTTTTGCCGCCTTCACCCATACCTTTTTCGAGCTTAAAGACGATGTCGGTCATCGCAGTCAGCGACGTGCCGGCGACGTCAGACGCATAGGCGAGCTTCGACAGCGTCGGCACGCTCATGCCGGTTTTGTCGTGCATGTCGTCGAGTTCGCCGCCGAACTTCGCAGCGTCCATCGTCAGCTTATAGAGCGCGCCGCCGACGGCGATAAACGCCGTGCCGACCGCGACAGCTGCGACCGCCGTCTCGCCCATCGTGCCGGCGAGCGCTGACAGCGCGCTTCTTGCGGTGCCGATCGGATCAGCGATCGCGTCCTTCACGTTGAAGTCTTTGACGAAGTCCTGCCACGCGCTATCGGTCTTGCGGATCGAGTCGGCGACTTTGAGCATCTCGGGCGGCGCCGTCATGCCCATCAGCTTGTACTTCTCGATCGCGTCGTCGAGCAGCTTGCTGTAGCGCGCCTGCTCGGACGCCGACAGCTTCGTCGCGTCGCCCATCTCAAGGATCGCCGCGGTCGCGCGGTTCGCCGCTTGAAAGAGACCGCCGCCGCTCAGCGACGTGACCATGCGATCGACGGACGTCTTCATCGCGTCGATCGTGCCGATGCCCTCGAGCAGGTTCTTCTTCAGGTCGGCGGTGTTGTCGGCCCACCGGATCGTGTTAGTGATCGTCGCCATCGGTTAGTCCAAGCCGAACGCGTCACGCACGACAGCCGTCGTCGCTTCTTTCATGTCTTGCGCGTAACCCTCGCGCGCAGCTTCAGCCGCCGGTCGCATATGCTGACGCGCGTCCATGTGGATCGTCCCGTATTCGAGCCAGAGCGGCAGGTTGCGCGGTCGGTTTTTGATCGGCCCGTAGCCGACGATGTACTGCTTGTTCGGGAGGTCTTCGACAATTTGCAGCGCGGCGGCGGTGTTGCCTTCGCCTTTCGTCTGCGACAGGAGTCGCCGCTGCGCGTCGAGCTGCACGCGCTTCGCCCACTTGTGCGCGAGCCGTTTGCACTCTGCCGTCACGGTGTCCGGCAGCGCATTGACAATTTGCTTCAGCGGTCCGAGGTCTGCTTTGAAGAACTGCACACCGATCATGTCGTGCCCCCGTCGTCGAGTTCCTCGTCGTCGAGCGTCTCGTCGTCGTCGTCGTCGTCGTCGCGGCGATCGGCGCGACCGCTGCGACGTTCGTGTTCGTCACGCAGCGCGCACGCGTCGCGGTAGTCGTCGTGGCTCGCGTGCGGGTGCTCGTGAAAGTAGAGCGCCTCATCGTGCAGCAGCTCGAAGTAGAGCTGATACTCGGTCAGTTCTCGCGACGTCGCGCGAGCGAGCAAGTCAGAAACGGTCATCCCTAGTTCGACGCTGAGGTCGAAGAGGAACCGTCGCCAGCTTCCACGCTCGCGAAGTCGTTTCCCAGTTCGTCGACTTCGTCTTGCGCTTTGCCGCTCAGCTCGGTACAGCGCGCGATGATCCGATCGAGCACGCCGGCCGGCAGTCGGCCGAAGATGTCGGCGTCGAGGTCGTTCAGCAGCCGCGCGCCGCTCTCGTCGACGATGACGCGCACGGCGAGCTGCGCGCGAAAGTTCCGCAGGTCGGTCTGCCCGGCGCGCTTGCCGCGGCGGATACGCAGTCCCTCTTCGAACTTGTCGCGCTCGATGCCGGACATCCCGCGCACCCAGATGTCGCCGCCGAGCTCGGGCACGTACAGCTTGTCGCGCTCGATGCGCGCGTGCTTCGCAGCTTCGAGTAGTTGATCGCGTGTCAGCGTCTTGTGTCCGTTGCCGTTGCCGCTCTCACTCATACCGTGCCTCTACTGAAAAAGACGGGGGTGCCGTAACCTGTCGAACGCCCTGCACTGCACCGTTGTATCGCCGACCGGGTCGTCAGTTGGTTCGGCGACTCTCCCAACGAAGAAGTTCCGTCGACAATTCTCGGCACCGTTACCGCTGCGGCTTTCTTCGCAGCCCCGTCGAAAAAAGAAAAGCGCTCGCCGCGTCGCGCTTGAGCACAGCGACACGACGAGCGCAAGCGTGACGAGTCGGCGCGACGCGGTCTCTCCGCTCGCGCGCGTGTTCAGGTATCGGCGGCGGTCATCATGACTAGCCGGGTCCAGCTGCCCATGCGGTGCCGGTCCAATGTGCACTCGTCGCGTCGCCGAGCACGACGTACTGGCCGGTCGTCCATGCGGTTGCCGGCGACGCCGTGAGGCCGGTCATCGCCGCGAGGTTCGCTGGTGCTTGTGCGCCGGCCGGCGTGAAGGTTCCCGGCGTGCCAGCCGTCGCACCCGTCGCGACGATGATCGACGTTGCCACGCTGAAGATGCCGGCGACAGTCAGCGTCACAGCCGACATATGTCGATCGCCGCGCGTGCCGGTCATGATCGGCATCTCACCGACGAAGCACGGGATCGTCCACTGCGGGTTCGTCGCGGCGACGGCACCGCTCGACGCCTTCGCTTTGACGTCGAACACCGTGCGCGCTTGCCACGCCGCCATCAGCGTCGCGTAGACTTTCGACGCGGCATAGTCCTGATAGAACGTCACCTTGGGATCGGTGATCGTGATCGTGCCGGCCATCGAGTAGTCCTGCAGCTCGGTCATTGCGGCGGCGGCTTGCTTGTTGATCCCGACCGTGATCTCGACCGACTCGACGTGGTCGCTCAAGTCGGTGCTGTTCACGATGAGCGCGACGTCCCACAGAATGTGTTTTCCAGTCACTACGCCCGGCATAGTTCACTCCTTTGTCGCGTCGATCGCTGGCGTCGACGCATCGATGCCGGCGACGTCGCCGGAGTATCGAAACCCGCAGCCGCCCTTCTTCACGTCACACAGCCACTCTTCGGCGCTGCCCATGCCGCCGAGGTCGGTGCGATAGTCGAACGGATGATCGCAGCCGGTCATGAGCGGCGGCGGCGGCTCGACGGCGCGCTCGAGGGCGGTCGCGATCCGACCGAGCTGCACGACGATCGCGTCGAGCTGTTCGAGCACCTTCGCTTCGGCTTGCGGCGTCATCGTGCACCAACCGGCTTCGTCTCTTCGATAAGTGCGCCCCAGTGCTGCACGCCGTGGAACAGCGAGCGCGACGGCATGTCGGGGTCGTAGTCGGGCATGCAGCGCTCTTCGTCGCATTCGAGCGACTGCGCGATCATCGAGAAGCCGGCGACGACGAGCGTCGTGCGCTGCAGCAAGTACCGAATGCGCGACAAGATCTGCTCGCACTCGTACGGCGAGTTCTTCTCGCTCCACACGTCGAGTTCGATGTAGACGCGACCGGCTTCGAGACCCATCGCGCCGACGCCGCCCATGAAGATGCCGCCGCGCGTCAGCACGACATACGGGAAGTGCGTCGTCGACGACTGCGGTAGCGACGTGTAGATGCCGCCCGGCACCATGCCGACGAGCGTCGTGTCAGCCTTCAGCGTCGCGAGCATCGCGTCAGTGAACGGCGAGAGCGGCGAGCCGTGGTAGGCGGGGTTACCGTTCATGGCTTCGGCTCATTCTCAGCTTCGCGACACAGCAGCTGCATTTCCCAGCGACGCTCGCCGATGTCGAGCGGCGGCGCGACGATCTCGAACTTGCGGTCGCCGCGCACCGGATCGTGATAGCGGATCGACTGCGCCGACGTCACGCGCTTGTCGAAGCGAATCGCGACGCGATACGTCGCCCGCGGCTCGGTCTGTTGCGCGTACTGCAAGTCGCGCCCAGTCAGCTGCAGCACCGACGCGAGCACGTGATCGAGCAGCGCGACTTCGGTCTCGTCGAAGCCGCCGTGTCCGTCGTCGACTTCGATCGTATCGATGACCGAGACGCGCTCGCGATACTCGGCGATCGGCGTCGTCGTCCAGCCGGACGCGAGACCGCCGCGCGGCAGAACTCCCGGCATCAGCGCACCTCACTCGTCATGCGGCACGCACGCGTCGGTACTGCGCGACGCACTCTTCGTATCCATACGGCATCTCGGCGAACGGGTCAGCCGTGACGAGGTCGCGGCCGTACGTCGCGAGATGCGCAGTCAGAATGCCGACAGCTTGCACGAGCAGCGGCGGCAGCGCGTCGGCCGCTGCCCAGCCGGCGACGATCCGCACAGTCCATTTGCCGAACGGGTCCGCGTTCGTCGGCCACGATGACAGCGTCTGAATGCTCGCCGATGCGAGGTCGACGGCATACGTCGCCGGATCGACGGTCGCACTCGCGCCGGTCGCGTCGACGTAGCTGATCGACGTGACGCTCTGCAACGGACGCGACAACACCGGCAAGCAGATGACCGTCGGCAGTGACGCGCTATAGACGAAGACGTCACGCGTCTGCGTGATGAGCGCGTACTCGGTATCGAGTTCGACGCGGTTCGTCGCAGTCGCGACGTAACTCTCCATGTCGGCGTCGCGCGCGTCAGGACTAGTCCACTCGAAGCCCGCGCGCAGCTTCGCTTCGTCGAGCGTCAAGACCGGCGCCGTCGGTCCGTCGACGAGGACGGAGATCATCTTCGGCGGCTCCGTCGGCGCGTAGTA